GTCACTCAGTCGAAGATTGCTGCTGGCGCTGTCACCCAGCTCGAACTGGCCCTGGGCTCTGTCACTACGGCGAAGATCGCTGACGATGCGGTCACCTCTGCAAAACTTGCAGATGACGCTGTGGTTACCGCAGCTATTGCCGACAATGCAGTTACTGCTGCACAGATCGCTGCAAACGCTGTCGGTGCTTCTGAGCTGGCTAACAACGCAGTCGACGGTCCAGCTATCGCTAACAACGCTGTTGGTTCTGACAAGATTGTTGATGGCAACATCACTACAGCAAAGCTTGCTACTGGCTCTGTCACGACCGGCAAGATTGCAAACTCTGGCGTTACTAACGGCAAGATTGCCAACAACGCTGTAACCGCTGACAAGATCAACAACGGTGAGATCACTGTCGCCAAGATGGATGGTGCTGCTGTTGTTACTAACAGCGAGCAAGCTTCATCTACTCCTAACGACACTTCGTTCTTCACGACCTCTGCTAGTGACGGTCGCTACTTCCGTCAGGACAGCACTGAGACCATTACCTCTGGTGTGGCTTGGTCTGCTGGTGACGCAAAGATTGCAACTACTGGAGCTATTGATGCACGTATTATTGACCTTGTGGAAGAGGTTGGTGGATTCGTTCCTATTGCTAACGAAACCAGTTTCCCGGCTCTTAACCCTGATGTTAATAACGGTGCAGGTACTATCGTCAGTGTGTCTGCTATTGGTACAGCTCGTACTCCTAGCTCGGGCACAGTCACGATTGCCAACGGAGCTGGATCAGGAAACACAGTAACCATTACTGGTGTTGGCACCCAGGTGCTGACTGCTGGTTTTGGCATGTTGGTTGAAACCACCAGCACGCTGCATACCTATGCGTTCCACCGTCTGACTGCTCCTGCAACCAACGTCAACACGGTTGCTACGAACATCACCTCGGTCAATGCGGCTGCTGCCAACATCAACAGTGTCGCTAACTTCGCTGATCTCTATCAGGTAAGCGCACAAGACCCCACAACCCGTGGTACTGGCGGCACCATCCAAGAGGGTGACCTGTACTACAACACTGCCCAGAACGTCATGAAGGCGTACAACGGCAGTGCGTTCGACAAGATCACTCCTGACTCGTCACAGCTCAACGATATTGGTGTTGTTGCTAATGACATGTCAACTAGCAATGACCTTGGTTCCGTTGGCGATGCTCTGATCACTGGTCAGACAGGCGGTGCTTTGGAGACCTGTGCAGACAACATCTCTGATATTCAGGCTGTTGAAAATGCAATCTCTAACGTCAATGCTGTCGCAGGTAACGCTTCCAACGTAAATACTGTTGCAGGTATTTCAGGAAACGTGACGACTGTTGCTGGCATTTCAGCCGATGTAACTACCGTCGCAGGAAACAATTCAAATGTTACTGCTGTCGCTGGAAACGCTACCAACATCAACGCAGTTGCTGGTAACAACTCAAACATCACTGCTGTTGCTGGTAATGCGACTAACATTAACGCTGTTAAGAACAACGCTACCAATATCAACGCTGTCAATGCTAATTCAGCAAATATCAATACAGTCGCTGGAAACAACGCAAACGTAACTAAGGTTGCCAATGTTGATAGCGATGTAACTACTGTTGCTGGGATTGATGGAAATGTAACCACTGTTGCTGGTATTGCCAGTAACGTGACAACCGTTGCAGGTGTGAGTTCCGCTGTTTCTACAGTTTCTGGAATCTCTGGCAATGTGACTACTGTTGCCAACAACAACAGCAATGTTTCAACTGTCGCAGGTGTTTCTTCAAACGTCACCACCGTTGCCGGTATTAGCAGCGATGTAACTACAGTTGCGGGCAACAACGCAAACGTGACTGCGGTTGCAGGAAATCAGTCAAACATCAATACTGTTGCTGGTAACACTACAAACGTAAATAAGGTTGCTGCTATTGATAGTGACATAACTGATGTCGCTGACATCGACAGTAATGTGACTACAGTTGCAGGCATCTCTGGCAATGTGACAACTGTTGCTGGTGTAGCTTCTAACGTAAGCACTGTTGCAGGAATCGCCTCAAACGTAACCACTGTTGCCGGCAGTAATTCAAGCGTTACTTCTGTTGCTGGGTCTATCAGTAACGTCAACACTGTCGCGACCGGTCTTGCAAACGTAAATCGTTATGCCGACGAATATGTTATCCAATCTTCTACTCCTAGCAGTCCTTCTGCGGGTGACCTTTGGTATAACACCACTGCAAACACGCTGAACTATTACAGCGGTTCAGGTTTTGTTGGTATTGCTCCTGGTATCGCTTCTATTTCTGCTGACACCAATCCGCAACTGGGCGGCACGCTAAATGCAGACAACAAGAACATCACTAATGGCGGCACGTTTACCGCTTCATCTTTTGTTGGAGCATTGACTGGCAATGTCACAGGCAATGTCACAGGCAATGTCACAGGCAATGTCACAGGCAACGTCACTGGTGATGTGACCGGTGATTTGACTGGTGATGTGACCGGTGATCTAACAGGCGACGTGACAGGCAATGTCACAGGCAATGTGACTGGCAACGTGACTGGCAACGTACAAGGAAACTCGACTGGTTTAAGCGGTACTCCGAACATCACTGTCGGAACTGTTGACGGTTCAAATCTTTCTATTGACTTCGGCACTCTCTAATAATGGCAAAACTACTTAAACTTCGACGCGGAACCACCTCTCAGCACAGCTCATTTACTGGTGCCGAAGGTGAGCTTACGATTGATACAACTAAAGATACAGCGGTAGTCCATGACGGATCTACCGCAGGTGGTCGCCCGCTTCTGCGGGAAGACCTCAACAACATGCCTTCCTCCGGTGTGAGCGCAGGTACTTATGGCTCTAGCTCTGCTATCCCTGCAATTACGGTTGACGCAAAGGGCCGAGTAACTGGAGCTACCACCTCTGCAATCGACAGCACTGCTATCACCAACGGCACGTCAAACGTGTCGGTGGCAAATAATGGTGAAGTCACTGTGGTCCGTGCAGGCTCTACAAAGCTTGTGACTAAATCTGATGGTGTTGACGTAACTGGTGAACTCCAGTGCGACACACTTGACGTTGATGGTGCAGGAGATATTTCTGGAAACCTCAGCCTTGGCGGAAACCTCACTGTTTCTGGCACTGTTGATGGACGTGACGTTGCTAGCGACGGCTCCAAGCTCGACGGTATCGAATCCGGTGCAACTGCTGATCAGACTGCTGCTGAGATCCTTACAGCAATCAAGACTGTTGATGGTTCTGGCTCTGGTCTCGATGCTGACAAGCTCGATGGTCAAACTGGTGCCTACTATCGGAACGCCAGCAACCTGAACGCTGGAACTATTTCTTCGTCACTGCTGCCGGCCATCAACTCTGTGCCTTCTGGCGCAATCTTGCTGTGGTCTGGCGCAGAAAACGCTATTCCTTCTGGATATGTTCTGTGTAATGGCAGCAACAGCACTCCTGACCTTCGGGACCGCTTTGTTGTTGGTGCAGGTTCTAGCTATTCAGTTGGTGACACTGGTGGATCGGAAAACCTCACTCTTTCAACTAGCCACCTGCCAGGTCACACGCACAGCACTGGTAACCACAGCCACTCGGTCAATAGTCACGCGCACTCGATTGGCAGCCACAGCCATAACGTAGGTTCCCACTCGCACTCAACGCCAAACCATAGTCACTCTGTGAGTTCGCATAGTCACTCGACTCCGAACCACAACCACAACATGAACTCGCACACTCACAGTACGAGTAATACGGGTTCTCACTCACACAGCACTCTCTTCAGAACCGAAGAAAACAACTATTCAAACGCTATTAGCGGCCACCATCCAAAGCGCGGAAGGGTTGAGAATAGCAGTGGTAACTACGGCACCAACAGTGCTGGCAACCACTCGCACAACACCAACTCTGGTACTTCAAACACCAACTCAAGTGGTGGTGGCAACACTGGTAACTCCGCACCTAACACCACATCCTCAGGTGCGTCTAACACCGGTAACTCTGCACCGAATACCAGCACTCAGGACTTGGGTAACACTGGTAACGCAGGTGCTAACACTTCTGCCGTGAGTGCAGGTACTACAGGCTCAACGGGTGGCGGCTCTGCGTTTGACATTCGTCCTCCGCACTATGCCCTGTGCTACATCATGAAGACCTGATAAAAAACGGATCTAGGTGTTTGCATCAAGATGTGACTCAGTCAATGGTATTGACTAAACACGTCTACTGCGAACACCCAGAGATGTTGGCAGAGAGACTTACACGGTTACAGTCAGAAGATTTTAATCGTGTAAAAGTCCCTTTGTTTGATTTTCAGATAAAGGATAACTTATTAACCATAGAAGTTGAGTACATTAAAGGGTGTGCGATAGGCACCTTATCGACATTCCGAAAAGTAATTTTAGAGGATGTCGTACAACGCGACTCCGAATGGACTTTTGATGACTATCACTTCTCTAACTTTGTGATACCGACAACAGAAGATTGTGTGTACGCAGTTGATCTTCTGTCTTATAGACATTATCCAGACAAGGTTGCCAGGCACTCAGCATGGACCTTACACAGAAACCCTAACTCACTACAACGTTTACTCCACCATGAACTTTTCTTTGGGAACCAACTTGTTCCGTAAAGCAATCTATACCGCACCCAAACAGCTTTCTCCTGAGTTTTGTAAGTCTGTTATCGACAAATTTGAGTACGACACAAGCACTTATGCAGGAGTAACTGCCGGCGGTCATCAGCCTGGTATTAAGCAATCAACGGATTTGATGATCTCTAATAACGAATTTTGGGAAAAGGAAGATAGGGAATTCTGTGCTGCTTTGTCTAATGGTCTTCATAAATACAAAATGCACATGAATAAAGGTGCAGGTGCCGTAACAGAGGTTGATTACAGTGTTGGCTTTGATGTTGGCTATCAACTTCAACGTACATCACCCGGTGGCTTCTACAAATGGCATCACGATCAAATGGATAGCAGGTATCTAACCTTTATTTTTTATCTGAATGACGTTAAGCGCAAGGGATACACAGAGTTCTGTGATGGCACTCGTGTGCGGCCTGAAGCCGGTAAGTTGTTGATTTTCCCCTCAACTCACCAATACGTGCATCGCGGAGTTGCTCCTAAAGATGAGCTTAAATATATTATGACTGGATGGGTCTACAACCCGCTTGGTGATGAAGAGAAAGTCCTCAGATCGTCGCCCCGCTACTCGTATTTAGAAGAGCGTGTAACTGAGTTGGAATCGCACCTTGCTGTTCAAAATCCCATAGACCCTGAACACATCGGCGGCCACACACCACCGGAAGGTGATATTGCAAATTCATACGGATCCTAATTATCTAATCAAATGACTATTTCAATAGCCTGGTCTGTCACGACGTGTAATCGCGAAGTGTCAACGGGCAAAATCGTACAGGTTGATGCAAAGTGCGTTGCCACAGACTCGGCAGAACCGACCTCAGAAGACGGCTCAACTGCACTCGTAGGTGAGTCAGTCGTGTATGTAGAACTCGAAGGTGATCTGACAGTTCCCTATAGCGACGTTAAAGAAGCCGATGTTATTGGCTGGGTCAAAGAACGATTGGGCGAAGACGACGTTTCTCGTATCGAACAAGAAGCAAAAGACTCTTTGAATCAACAGTCGGTCACAACTGCTTATGGCCTTCCTTGGGTCACTGACTAATCCTTTTATTTTTATTCATCATGATCACCCTTATCCGTCCAATCCTGTTTTCTTTTCTTCAGTCTGAAAAAGTCAAGCTGCTTATCGTAGACATGCTGACCAAGCTGGCTGAGTCCACCGACAATGACGTCGATGACAAAGCTGTTGAGTTCATTCGCAACGGTTTGTTCCCCGCTAAGCCTCTCTGATGGACCTTGGAGAGCCGCCGGTTCTTCCGGCTATACGGCTCCCTGAGGCGCTGGATTTACCACGTCCAGTACTAGATGTCCCACGAGCGGATTTGCCCTATTACAAGCCGCTTGTGGTGCCTCCTAGCGACCTTCGGCCACCTCCGGGAGTCAAAGGTGAGAACAAAGACGAAAAGCCCGCAGAGACACCTAAGCCACCTCCGACGCCACCTGTACCTCAATCACGTCAGGTGACGATTCCGTTCGTGGACAAGGATATACCTCTGCCTACAAATGAAATCTTGATTACGGCTGGTACTACAGCCACCGTTTCAGTTGCAGCCACCCTCACAGCCACCTCTGTTTTTAAGTGGACTGTGAATGTAATGAAGCCCATACTCAAACAAGCATGGACAAAGATAACAAAAAAGGTGAGTTCATCAAATTCATCGTCCTTGTCTGGTCCGCCGGACTCTTAACTGCAAGTTATGCAGGATGGATGCCAAAGATGGATCCCACGTATGTCGCCTCAATCCTGAGCGGCACACTTGCAACTTTCTCTATTACACGCGAAAAAAAGGAATGAAGAAGCTACTAATGCTTTTGCTCCTGGCTGCTCCAGTTTCAGCTCAAACTGTTACCCCGCAGTTCACCCAGGGGTCAATGCAATCGACTACAACCACCACGGTTGACATTGAACGAACTATTGAGACAGAAGTCTATGGTGGTGATTACTCATCATGGAGTGGTTCAAACGTAACTCCCAGTGCAGATATTTCTGGCAGCGGGACAACCTTTTCCGTAACAACGGCTGGAGATCCTTGGTCTCTGGAGATCACAACCCGAGACGCAGGCATTGTAGAAACGATCGACATCACAGAAACAATCGACTCCACTTCTACCACTACCTCGCTCTCTATCTTCTCGCAGTAACACCTGCTTACGCAGAAGATCCAAAAGTACAGAACACATCTAACCCTGTTGCAGCCGCAACGGGTAATGTGACCAACCAGGCGGTGCAGTTCCAAAACAACGGTGCACCGAGTAGACAGTATTTCGGAGCTAATAGTTCTTGCAACAATGCAACTATGACCTTCAGCCCATTCTATATGGGCAACGACACTATCCCGTATGAAGCTGATGGCTACGTGCGGTCTAACAATTATGGTGCTCAGCTCAACTTTATGATCCCGCTAGACGGGGGAATGATTGAGCAGTGCAAACAGATTGCTAGACGGCACGAAGAAAAGATGCGTCTTAACTACGAGATGGTTCGTGCACTCAAGTGTACGGAAATTATGAAAGCTGGCTTTACTTTTAGACCTGGAAGTCGTGTTGAGGTCCTGTGCCACGACATCGTACCCATAGTATCTATAAATGCTGGAAGCAATAGTAAGCCTCTCGATAGCAGTAATAGCAGCGGGAGCAACTCTGAACAACCGCCTACATCAAAGAATCAATAACGTACATGACCGCATTAGTGGTCTGGA